ATGGAAACTTATGATATATATTTTAAAGAAGGTAATGATTTTGCTAATAAAGGATTTTCATTGAAAGATAAGGCTAAGGCCATTAGAATGGCGGAAGATATGTTGGCTGAACGCAAAGGATATGTGAAGGATTTTGTTGGAGGAACTATTTCCGTAATGTGTAAAGAAACGAAAGAGGAAGTTTGGTCCAAGCCGATAGGGGAGGTTTAATGCAATTTTTACATCTTTTTTTGCCTTGCCAATCATAGAGTTGTGAAATACAGTGCTGTAATTGAAATGGTACGTAGCCGTTAATAGCAGCAACCCTTGGTTGTATTTGTGGTGGATTTGTTATTGGCGGACATGAATATTTCTTTCTCTTCTAGGATATTCGGTATATTTCTCCTTTCATGCTTTTGCCGGACTGATATAGATAATGCCGGGTAGCACTTGATAGGACGATGATTGTTCTTTTACTAAGATGCTTCAGTATGACTTTTTTCCGATCCTATCCATTCTTGACATATAGTTGTTATTCATAGCTAAATACACCGTATTCCCAATGAAGCTTTCTGTGGGGATCCCTTTGGTGTTCGTGTAACTATTGTGACTGTTATTATGCCGATGGGGTATAGTATTGATACAACAATGATTTTTCATAATAACTTTTAACTTATGATTTAGATAGCTCCGACTTGTCACAAATCGGGGTTATCCGCTTGTTATGCTATTAAACTTGGTCAGCTATTGGTTAACAATTTCACGCAACAGTAACTCTTTGGAGTAAAAGTGGCAAATAAATTTTTTGTTCACATGAAAAAAAACTTTCCCAAAAGCTTTGTATTATTGATTTTCTATGTATCTTTGCATCGTTATTATTTCTCGGGGTATTAGCTCATCTGGCTAATTTTTTCTACTTCTTAATCTGCTGTTTGTCACCTATTTATATTTTTCGTTTTCGTTTGATGTTGAAACAATGTTGAAACAAAGGAGATTTTCATGTTAAAGCCGGGAAATGATGCCCGGCTTATATTGTTGGTTTGGAACCGCCACTTATTTTGGTTATAGCGTCATGCTCTGTGTTTTTTCTTTGTTTCTCATCCTCGTCTTTGAGATACTTGTTCCTTATATCTTTGATGTCGTTTGTCATTCCCCATACTTTGAAGAAGAGAATAATTTGTAATACTCCGAATATTAGGAGTATGATGGTTAGAAAGTCAATCATAATTTTAGATATTTAGCTTGCTGTTATTCTTTTTCGTAAATAGTAGTTATTGAGTATGAGTAGATTGATGTTTTAGTTTTGTTCTTTAGCTTAGAAAGAACACAAGTAATGACCATTTTATTATATTTAAACTGGTAACAAAACTCTTTAAATCCGTTCATTATCTCTTGCCCAATCATGAAATCGTCATTCTTGGTATAATCTCCATTAGAATTATTAAACGAGTAAATATCTATATTGCTATTTATGGGAGTTCCATATTTGTCCGTTAATTCTGTGATACGTTTTCTATAATCACCTAAACAACAAAGAATAAGTTGTGGGAAAAGAGCTAATTGATACGATTCTATTGTTTCTCCTTTATAGAAAATATCGGAATGATAATAATAATACCTATCTACATATTTATTTATAGCATACATATCATAGTTGCCACGTTCAGTATCAGGCCTTTTCTTCGCTTTGGATATAATATCACTCCTTTTGTCTCCAAAATTAGCTAAGTAGAAATCAGACTCATTTGTATTGTCTATGATATTTTTTACTTCATTTCTCTTATTGCACATCAAATAGTTTTCACCCAATTTTTCTTTTTGCTTTCTTATAGCATTGCAATAATGTGAAACTGAAGATTGAAGATTTTTGCATGGATATTGAAATCTCCCACACTCAACGCCTAACAAATCTGTCGGGAGATGCATTTCTGCATTCAATATAGTACAGAACGAAACCCTATCTTTTCCTAATTTCCCTAAAAATAATCCATACTCAAATAAAACATTATCTCTTACTGAAAGTTTTACGATGTTCTTCTTATTTAATTCGTCTTCCGGCAAGAACACAAAAGATGCAAAATCCGCATCCTCAAGTTCTGACATTAAATCTTCTAATGTGGTATGATTTAGCTTAAATGTATCTTGGCACCATATATTAACATCGAAATCAAATTGCAAATCATCCGAAATGGCTCGTGCAAAAGGAAGCGAACCAACAGAACATCCAATAAACAAATGGGCTTTTTCCATTACTTATTTAATATTTCAATATTGTTATCACCAAACACAAGTTTTAATACTTGGTCTTTTTTGTCTTTTTTGAGTTTAATCTGAAGGATAGCTTCAACTGGCTCTTCCCCTATAATTTCTTTTTTTTCAAACTTATCTGGATAAGTGATAACATCAACCACTGAAAGATTGAATACACTTGCAATTTTCGCAAGCATACTATACGCCAATGCAATCTTACCACTCTCAATTCTCCCATAAGAGGCTTCGTTAATATCTAATGCCTCTGCCATACTCCGTTTTGTAATTCCTTGTAAATTACGTATTTGGATAATATTTTTAATAACTTCATTCTCTTTCATATATAATTTAAATATAGATATTTTTAATCGCTTGATAATCAATATACTGTAGATTATTTTGCAAATAACTTGCATTTTTGTATAGTTTTGCTTGCGTATTACGCAAGTTGTTGTTACATTTGCATCATCAATCAATCACGATACAAAGATGCAAAACGGATTGATGCAAATAAATAGTATAAACATATTAAAATACACGATTATGAGAACAAGAGAATTTTTACACGAAGTAATGAGCCTTGCTTGGCAGTTCGTTAAGCGTAATGGCTACACCATGAGCGAAGCAATGAAGGTCGCTTGGGCTAACTTGAAGTTGAAAGGTGAGATGAAAAAGAAGATAGTGAAGTTCTACTTCAAAAAAGTGGACGGTTCTGTTCGTGAGGCATACGGTACACTAAATGAAAAGCTGATGCCTGCCATCACTGGTACTGACAATAGAAAGAAGAATGATACCGTCCAGACTTACTATGATACTGAACGCCAAGAATTCAGATGCTTCAAAAAAGCTAATCTGATGTCAATCGCATAAAAGATATGGATATGAATGCTTACACGATTAACCAGCAGTTGGATAGCCTTTATAAAGATTTAGAGGCAGCTCACAACAACGATGAAAGGACTGTTTGCCTGATGTTCAATGCTGATAGCAAAAAAGAAGCTATCCAGTTGATAACGGATGAGATAGACAGTTTGGAAGATGCCTTAAAAGGTTTTGAGACTTGTGAAGATGATGGTATGGATTACGATGCTCTATGCCGGGTACAAGGTATCAGCCGATACGCATAATACACGATTATGCAATGCACGACAGCCCTACGGACGGATTGAACGGCAACCGATAGCGAGAATCGGGTAGGGTACTATTGATTGGTTCTTTGACATATTGATACGATAAAAAGATATATTTCTGCGAAGGCACGTAAGCGAAGCCAGTGATGGTGGATAGTGGTGGGTGCAAGTGGAACGGAATTGACACCGATAGCAACCGAGGATAAGCCGACAATGGGCGAATGGTTGTATATGTCTGATGGTGGTAAAGCCACGAAGTTGAAATGGTTTTTACTTTCAGCACGCCAATTTGTCTTTAGCGTGGTGAGTATGCTTGGTTAGGCACAAGTATCGCTGAAAGGTCTTATAGTCTGTACTGAACTGAAATAAGGTTCTGCTATTCGATTAGGGTACAGATACTTATTTAAATTTATACGATTATGAAAACAATCCAATTCGTTTTATCTATATTGGTTAGTATATGTGCTGCCGGTATGCTTTACGGGGCTATTACTACTTACAGTCCTATGAAAATATTCTCTATCACTATAATGAGTGTTATATGTGTAGGGTGTGTGTCGCTCATGAGAATAACTTATAGAGAACTTAAAACAGACCGCTAAAAGGTAGTCCTATAATCCGGCACAAGGCGCATGGGGATGAGTGCACAATCACCTTGTAAACCAGCTGGGCAGTAATTTATGAAGTAGCATTGTTGGAATGCGTGTAAGCGATTAATTGTTGGTATTAACTTATATTCTAATTTATATATTCATTTAGCTTACAAGAAGTAGGTTCGACTCCTACCTTTTTAACGACATTTTAAATTTATACGATTATGACAGTGGAAGAATTAAGAGGCATGACGCATGAAGATTTAGTAAGGCGTGTGCAAGAGCTGGAAGAGGCTAACGAGAAATTAGCTGAAGAGAAAAATACATGGTATAAATCTTGGAGTGATTTGAACCGGAAGTTTGATCATTTCAAGAACGCGGTTAAAAGCATTGTTCTGATAATAGATTAGATATTCGTGTTTTATATTGTGTTTGTACTGGGTGTGCCGTCCGTGAGGATAGTGCACCTTTTTTAATCGGATGGTTAGCTTATCGGTTAGAGCTTCGTGTTGCGCAAACAATTGGCACGATTGAGAGGGGTTCGATTCCCTTACCATCCACGAATCATTAATTAAATTTTACTCTTATGGCAAAAGAACTGAAAGAAAGAACAGAAATCAAGAAAAAGCTGAAAAAGAAGAATGACAGAATCAGCTTTGACTTTAGCGACAAACTTGCCGGACAGCTTCGCAGGTGTACCGCTGATCTTAACAGGCTGGCAAGGATTGATCGGATAATAGACAAGAAGCAAACTTTGTATTCGGTGGACACTAACAGGGAAGCCGGATATATTGAGGTTATTCGCAATTATTAATCAGCTGACTTACACGATTATGAAGAGAGTTTTTAATGAACTTACACCTGAATGCGAGATTACGGCACGAATGTATGCACAAGGGTATGAGAAAAAAGAAATTGCAAACCTCAAATGCCGAGCGGTCAGCACGATAAACAACCAACTGCAAAGAGCTTTTGAGATTTTGAACGTAAGGAACGGCAGAGAACTGGCAACCATGCTATATGAGAGAATAGCTGGTATGAAGTTCACGATGGACTTTTCACCTACTATTAGGTCGGCTGTTGCTTTCTGCCTGTTGTGCATCTTTTCTTTTTCGCTCTATCACGAACAGGGCGATATGAGAAGGGGACGAAGAACGAGAGTTGAACGAATTGAAAGAACTGGACGGTATGGAGGTAAGACTTGAATTATTTGAATTTAAAAATATCTGCATGGACATGGCGGAGCTTGGTGCAGCTGCCAGTGAGAAGAAACGGTCTCCTGTATCTGATGAAATCAAGCAAAGAGAAGCGTTCAGATGGTTAAAGACACTTGGGTATGAACCTAACTTTTTGGAAAAGTTAGAGAAAGAAGGATTGGTGCATAAGAAAAGAAAAGGCTCATCCAGAAATTCTCCTATCATATATTCCAAGTTCGAGATACAATCCGCTATTAATGCTTTTAAAATGAGTAAATATCTGAACAAATAACCCTATAAAATTTACGATTATGTCACTGATTAAGAAAAGTAATGAATTAGTTATCCCGACCACCGTGAAGATGATGATTTACGGTCAAGCCGGAATGGGAAAGAGTACGGTAGCATTGAGCGCACCGAAACCGCTGCTGTTGGACTTCGATAACGGCGTGAAGCGCATGAACATGGCGCACTTGGAGAATATAGACACGGTACAGGTCACTTCATGGAGCGATGTTCAGCAAGTTCTTCAAGAGGACTTGTCCGCTTATCAGACCATTGTAGTAGATACCATCGGCAAGATGATGGACTTCATCATTACTCACAAGTGTGGAACCCGCCAGCCGTCCATCCGTGATTGGAGCGGTATCAATGCAGAGTTTTCATGGATGACACGAACACTTTCGGGGCTTAACAAGCACATCATTTTCGTTGCCCATCGCGACACAAGAAAAGAAGGTGATGATACGGTGTTTATCCCTGCCTTGCGTGAAAAATCCTACAACTCTATCGTTACTGAACTGGATTTGCTCGGTTATCTTGAAATGAAAAGCGAAAGAGGCGTCCAAAGACGTACTATCACTTTTGACCCAACTTCAAGAAATGACGGTAAGAATACTTGCAATCTTCCTTCAGTGATGGAAGTTCCTACCATCCTTGACAAGAATGGTAATCCAACCGCAAAGAACGACTTTATCACCGCCAAGATAATCAATTCGTATTTGGGTATGCTTGCTGCCAAGAAAGAGGCACAGGAAAAGTATGATAAAGTTATTGAAGAGATAAAAGAACAGATCGAACTTATTACGGATGCGGAATCTGCCAATAATTTTATCGCGCAAATAGATAACTTTGAGCACGTTGGTTCTTCAAAGCAAATGGCGGCAAAGTTGGTAGCTAACAAAGCGAAGTCTTTGAATCTGAAACTTAATTCAGAAAAGAAATATGAACCAGCAGCCTAAATATCGTATTTACGCAACGCTTCTTGATGCCTTTGGGGCATATCTGAATAGTGATGTGATTTGGGATAAGTACTGGGGGTGGTCAGAAAATCCACCCCATACTCCCGAAGAATTTCACGAACAACAGTTTCAAGAACTGATAGACCGGATTAACCGCAAGCCATTCGATAGCGAAGCGGCAGACCGTGGTACGGCTTTCAATGAAATCATTGATTGTATGATTGAGAACCGTAAATCTTCTATAATGGAAATTAGCAAGGCATATCACGATGACGGAAAACTTTACGGGATAAAAGCTGTTTACAACAATCGCACTTTCACTTTTCACATTGACCTTTGCCGCGAGTTTGCCAACTACTACAAAGGAGCATTAACCCAACAAAGAGTAGAAGCCATCTTGCCTACTGCATACGGTAGTGTATTGGTTTATGGTCTGATTGACGAACTGATGCCTACCAGTGTTCACGACATCAAAACAACCGGTAGTTATACCGTGGGAAAGTTCAAAGATCACCACCAGCATTTAGTTTATCCTTATGCTCTTATGCAGAATGGGTCTGATGTACGGATATTTGAGTATAACATTGTAGAGTTCAACAAAGGCGGTTATGTGGTAGATACCTATACAGAAACATACGTTTTCAATCCTGAACGTGATATTCCTATTCTTACTAATCATTGTGAGGAGTTTATCCGGTTCTTGGAAGAAAACAGAGAACTTATAACCGATAAAAAGATTTTTGGAGGAGAAAATTAATGGCAAACCAAATAACTGGACGGATAATCGAAATCGGACAAACTGTTCAAATACCATCCAAAAACGGTGGTTCCTCATTTACAAAACGGGAGTTTATTTTAGATGCTACCACTTACGACCCTTATACGGGAGAGCGTAGCGAGTATGAAAACATTATTCCCTTAGAGTTTTCAGGCGATAAGTGTGCAGAACTTGACCGCTTTAATCAGGGTGATGTTGTTACTGTATCATTTGTCTTACAAGGTCGTTCGTGGACGAACTTGGATGGAGAACTTAAACGTATGGCATCCATTCGATGTTATAAGATAGAGGCACGTGGTGGTGTATCACAACCTCCCCAAACTGCACCTGCACAACAGCCTGTTCAGCAGCCGACGCCACAGTCTACCTATCAACAACTGCCGGATTTTCCGCCTCCTGTTGATGCGAATGGTAATCCCAAGGACGATTTGCCATTTTAGCGTATGATTTTCGACTTGAAGAATGAATATATGGAAGAAATTTGGAAAGATGTAAAAGGATATGAAGAGTTATACCAAGTGTCTAATTATGGTCAGATACGTTCAGTTGATAGAACTGTTGGATATAGGTATAAAGGAAAACAAAGGATATACAAAGGTCGTATGTTAAAGCAAGTTGTAAGAAATGGATATTTATCTGTAAGTTTATCGAAAGAAAATAAACTAAAACAGAAAAATATTCATCGACTTGTTGCCGAAGCCTTTCTACCTAATCCATTTAATTTACCTGTAATTAATCATATAGATGAAAATAAGAAGAATAATATGGTTTCTAATTTGGAATGGTGCTCTTGTGCCTATAATACAAATTATGGTAGCGGTAGAAAGAAACAAGCAGAATCTCAACAGAAGGTAGTATTGCAGTATGATAGGAGTGGAAATTTATTAAATCAGTATCCATCTGCAACGATTGCGGCATTAAAAAATGGCTATAATCTTAAAACTATATCTCAATGTTGTCGAGGACATATTAAAAGTGCATATAATTATATATGGAGGTATAAATATGATATTTAACCTAAATAATTCTTTTGAACATGATAGGTTTAAAGAGTATGTAAATCAATTATATAAGCAAAAGGCTATTGTGGAAGTGAAAAAGAAACTACCTAACCGTACGCTTGCCCAAAACAGCTACTTGCATCTTCTTTTAGGGTATTTCGGTAGTGAGTACGGTTGCAGTCTCGACGAAGCAAAAATTGATTTTTATAAGAGGACTTGCAACCGTGATTTGTTTGAACGTAAGATGGTCAACAAGAAAGGCAATGAAGTAACCTATTTGCGCAGTTCTGCCGAGCTGACAACAGGTGAAATGACTTTGAGTATTGACCGTTTCCGAAATTGGTCGGCATCAGTAGCTGGCATTTACTTACCTGCCGCTAACGAACAACAGATGCTTATCTACGCACAACAAGAAATTGAACGTAATAATGAATTTATTTAAAAATTGAGATTATGAAGAAAAGAAAATTTCCCCAAGATGTAGCAAGATTCTTTCATCCTGAAAAATCAATCAACCCTAAATCCAGCGGTATTCACCAAATAGAGAAAGCCTCTCAAAGAAGCTATATTCCAGTTTATAATACTATGGGTACTGCAAGAAAGGTTTACAATGAGTTTGGCAAAATAAGTTATAGATAATATGGACAAATTTTTAGGACAAGACATTCCTGAACAGGAACGATGGCAGTTTCTTCAGGACAATGCCGATGCAGTGGAGAAAATCGGTTATACTCACCGATTCACACCCGAAGAATTGGCGCAAAAGAAAGAAACATTAGCTGAAGTATCAATCACCATCAATGATATTGAGATAGAAAAGAAAGAGGCTATGGACGAGTTCAAAGAACGTCTGAAACCTTTGAACGAAGAAAAGCAGGAACTTTTGGACCACATTAAGAGAGGTTCTGAGTTTGTAGAAAATGAAGAATGTGCCAAAATCCTCTATCACGAGGAAAAGATGGCAGGATTCTACAACAAGCTGGGCGAACTGGTTTATAGCCGTCCCATTATGCCACAGGAGATGCAAAAGACAGTATTCAGTATTAACCGTAAAACAGGAACAGAATCATGAGCGAAAACAAAATCAACTTGGTTGTGCCTAAAGATTACAACGGCAAACCTATTGAAGTAGTATTAAGAGAAGGCGAAGCACCGGTAGCACTTGACCCGAAAGAACCGGAGCGAGTAGTTATCAGTGGAACGATAGATGCACCTCTCAGATGGTTGGAAAAGCGTGTCGAACTGATTAATCAGAAATCGACCAATATCATCGTAAACCGTGATAAGATGGGGTTGGCATTAACTATTGATGAAACCAACTACTATCAGACTGGAATCAGTGGTATTTTACAGGCTTCAAAAGAAATGCAGGAATTTGGCATTAACACGGATAAGAAATGGGAACCTGTCAAGCTATCCCAGTTCTTCAAGATGCACCGTGCTTTCTTCAAGGATAAATCAGAAAACATGATGCTGGTTTCCACTTTGAAGAATTTCAAAGCAAAGGTTAACCAAGACATCGAGCGCAGCAAAGAGGAAAACGGCAGCAAGACGGATAATTATTCTCAGGTGGTTGATTCTAATCTTCCGAAATCCTTCAAACTGAATATTCCTCTTTTCAAAGGCTTTGCTTGTGAGGAAATCGAAGTTGAAATTTATGCTGATGTAGATGGTCGTGATGTTTCACTTTCTTTGGTTTCTGCTGGTGCGAATGAAACCATTGAGGAATACAAAAACAAGGTGATTGACGAACAGATTGAAGCAATCAAAGGTGTTGCACCTGACATCGTAATCATCGAAGTATAATTGACAGCCCGGAAAGACGGGCATCTGGTATCGTGGCGGAATTGGTAGACGCACGACGAGTACTGGAGCTTTACCCAGCCGGAAGGGTTACTCAAAGCAGAAAGCTCATGCAGGTTCGAATCCTGCCGATACCACCACATAACAAGAGGATGCTTAATGATAAAAACATCCTCTTATTTACTAATAGTTACTTTTCATATTTCTATGACACCAACAACTTCATAATTCCCATTTAATCCATGATTTGTCATATAAGTTCTGATTTCAGTTCTATATGCTACTTCAAAATTATACTGTGATAAATTGGCACTTATCGCCTTTGTAAAGGAATACTCATTACCATGATGAGTGAAAATAATACGATAGTTCTTCATATAAATATGATTTTAGAGTGAATACAAATATTACACCCGCAAATATATAAAATAATGCCATACTACATAAAACGAAAACCAAAGAAGAAAGAAAAACCTATGCCTTTATTTGATAAAGCAGGGATAACAGTAAAGAAGAAGCCGGATTTGAAAGCTAAGCTCGACAAGGAGTTTTCCCTTTTTATCCGGCTTCGTGATTGTATGCCAAACGGATTCTTCCGATGTATATCATGTGGACAGATAAAACCATTCGTGCAAGCCGACTGCGGGCACTATTTCAGTCGTACACATTTGGCAACACGGTTTGATGAGAACAATTGCCATGCCGAATGCCGGCACTGTTTAACACCGGATTCTCTCGTCTTAATGAAAGATTTTATATGGAAACAGCTTGGTGAAATTAGTGTTGGTGAAGAAATATTTGCTTTTGACGAAGAAGTAATTTATAAAACTTCACGAAGATATAGGGTTGGAAGGGTTACACACATAGAACGTGATATTCAAGATGTGTATGAGGTAGAGTTAGAGAATGGAGATAAAATGAAGACAACTGCTAACCATAAATGGCTCGCAAGGGCAAGACAAGGAACTTCATACACATGGATTGAAACACAAGAAATGTGGGTTAATGGCGTAAATCTTCATGGGAAGCACAAGACCGGACCTCATACAGATAGGACTACGACCATTGTCTGTAAACCATTTCAAGTAATACAACAAGAAAAATCCTATGAAAGCGGATGGATTGCGGGAATGATTGATGCTGACGGACATATTTGTCAACAGAATATTTCTAATCCAGATGGGACGAAACGCTATGGTTTTCGTGTCGGTATAGCCCAATGTGAGAAGTACATGGATATTTGCTCTGAAATAAAACGCTTACTTGAAAAGTTCACAGGAAATAATAAAACTTGTCGGCAGATGATGGAAGATTCAAATAGGCGTGGCACGTTTAAAAAAACGTATCAATCTTGGCAATTTCTTATAACAGGTACAAACATAGAGAAGCTCCAATTTTTAATGCGTGTTCGTCCGCATAAAATTGAAAAGGTGGATATTGAAAAACTTGGCAAACTAAAATCTCAATATGATACCAAAGTGAAAGGTATCAAATATATAGGTAAAGAGGAGATTGTCGTGATGGAAACGGATACGCGTACTTTCATTGCTAACGGCTATGCCATGCACAACTGCAACAGGTTCAAAGCCGATCATTTGGAAGACTATCGGGTGAATCTGATAGCCAAAATCGGGCAACAGAAATTTGACTTGCTGAAAGTGAAAGCTGATGGTACTTCCAAAATGACTGATTTTGAGTACGAACAGCTAATCAAGTATTACAAAGCACTTAATAAGAAGTTACGAAAGGAGAAAGGGTTATGAATGATTTGGAAGCAGGAACATTTGTCATGATGATCAAGAATGATGATGGTTCATTCTCTCCGGTTGGATTAAGTAAGGAACAGGCTTATATAATCCGGACATTTCTTTCCAAACTTAGTGAGGATTCCCCTTTTATCATTAAATCAGAAGATAGATATGTACAAACTACGTGATTACCAACAGAAAGAAAGCCTCTGATGCTGCCGTTTCTTTCTTCAATAACAAGGCGAAGAAAACAAATGCCATTATGGTGTTACCTACGGGCAGCGGAAAGTCGCTTATCATAGCGGATATAGCTGCAAGGCTTGACGGTCATACATTGGTGTTCCAGCCCTCGAAGGAAATACTCGAACAGAACTTTAAGAAACTCTGCTCATACGGTATTCTTGATTGCAGCATTTATTCAGCTTCTTTCAACTCTAAAGAAATAAGCCGGATAACATTCGCCACCATCGGCAGTGTGAAGAATCATCCCGAACTGTTCACCCACTTCAAGAACATCATTGTGGATGAATGTCATCTTGTAAACCCCAAAGAGGGAATGTACAAGGATTTTTTTGATGCAGTGAAGTGTAAGGTTCTTGGACTGACAGCAACGCCATACCGTTTAAGCTCCAGCCGTGATTTCGGCTCCATGCTGAAATTTATCACTCGGACAAAACCTCATGTCTTTTCAGAGGTCATTTATCATGTACAGGTATCAACCCTATTAGATATGGGCTACTTGGCGAAGTTGGATTACTATTCAATGAATCCTTCAGGGTGGAATGAACTTAACTTGAAAGTAAATACTACTGGTGCCGACTATACGGATAGGTCAGTTCAAAAAGAATATGAACGGATAGACTTCTACGGTTATCTCGTTCATATCGTCCAAAGGCTGATGAATCCCAAAGCCGGAGGAAAACGGAAGGGTATTTTGGTCTTTACCCGTTTTTTGAAAGAAGCGGAACGGTTAACGATGTCAATACCCGGTTGCGCTATCGTTTCAGGTGATACTCCTAAGAAAGAACGTGAACATATTCTTGAGGCGTTCAAAGCTGGTGAAATCCCGGTAGTAGCTAATGTGGGTGTACTTACGACTGGCTTTGACTATCCGGAACTTGATACGGTCGTTATGGCACGTCCTACAATGTCACTTGCCATGTGGTATCAGATAGTCGGTCGTGCCATCCGCCCGCATCCTTCTAAAGAATGTGGATGGATTGTGGATTTATGCGGTAACATCAAACGTTTCGGAGAGGTGTCGGATTTACGATTGTTTGATAGCGGTAATGGTAAGTGGGCTGTATTTTCTAACGGAAGGCAATTAACTAACGTGAGATTCTAAGACTATGGACGAAGGATTTTTGAGGCTAAGCCGCAGGTTTTTCTCGAATGAAATGTGGAATGAAGCCCGTACTTTTAGCAGTTGCGAAGCGTGGTTAGATTTAATTCAGTCTGCACGATTTGAGGCAACGCCCCGAAAGGAGAGTATCGGAGGTCGAGAAATCTCTTATTCAAGAGGTCAATATCCTGCATCCATAAGATTTCTGTCACAGCGTTGGAAATGGTCTGAAAAGAAGGTGCGTTCCTTTCTTGTGCATCTTAGAAAGAAAGGTATGATAACTGTTGAGTGCAATCAAGGAATGAACCTTATAACCTTATGTAAATATGAAGAATATAATCCAATGGGCACAACCAAGGGCACAAGTAAGGACACAGGTATTGAAAAGGAAATCAATGAATTAAGACACGAATGGGCACAACTAAGGGCACAACTTGGGGCACAGCCCATGAACAACAATCTACCGCAATCCGAACTTTTACAAAAATCAGGGCACACAGAGGGCACAAATACAAAGAAAGAAGAAAGAGAGTATATAGATATATCTCTACATCAAAAGAAAGAAAATACTCCTGACGGAGTATCAAAGAAAGCCAAGCTTTCTTCGCCCTCCCCCTCTGAAAAGATTGATTACAGCGGATTGATGGAATACTATAATACCACATTCAAAGACAGACTCCAGCAGATAAGATCAATGACTGATGTGAGAAAAAAGGCTGTAAAAGCCCGGATAGCCCAATATGGGAAAGAGTCAGTGAGGAGTGTTTTCAATCTCATTCTTCAATCCCCGTTCCTACTTGGAGCTAATGACCGCAATTGGAAATGCGACTTTGATTGGATTTTCAAACAAGCAAACTTTACTAAAATATTGGAAGGAAACTATAATGGGACAAGACTTAGTAAAAATCAACAGGATAGCGAGCAGCGAAAACGTGATTCAATTCTTGCAGTCGCTACAACCGTTAGAGAAGCTGCCGCAAAAAAGAGAAAGGAACTTGAAGCAGAGGGCGTTATTGAATAAATATCCCGATCCTGCACAATTCATTCTTGATTACAACCCTGATTTGCAGTTCAAACTTGTCAGATGTAATGCAACCCATTCAGAACTGGCGTTGAATGACAGCATTCCGAGTTTAGGGCTATTGTCTTCTACTTATGGGGATGAAACACCGATAGAATGGCTAAAGATACAATTTGGCTCATTGAATGACTTTGCAGAAGTTTCAACCAAGATAGCGAAAGAGCAACTTTCTGAACTATCGGAGATATTCCTTTCGGAGTATTATTATATAAATGCCGCTGAAATCTGTTTTTTCATAGCACGGTTTAAGTCAGGGAAGTATGGGCGGTTCTACGGTTCAATAGATCCATTGAAAATAACAAGTGCGATGCTGGACTACGTTTCTGAACGTCGGAAAGATATTGAACGGAAAGAGCGTGAACGATACAGAAACCAACGTGAAAAAGAGATAGAGGAGCGTGGAGATAACAGAATCTCTTATGCTGAGTACATTGAAATCAAGCACCGTGCTGATGCAGGAGATGAGGAAGCTAGAAAAATGCTGATATCACCATGAGAATAACCGTTTACTGGGTAACAAGAAATCCGGATGTTATCGTAAGAATCCGGAAAAAGTTCAATATCCCAAGTTATACTTCCGTGAACTACGAAACAGAATGTGAAATCAAGGATGAAGACTTTTCACTGTTAGAAGAAACAGAACGAAGGGGATTTATTCAAATTAGAAATAAGAATACACGATTATGAAATCATTAAAAGAAATACTAAGGAGTTTAGAAGGTCTGTCCGATATCGAATTGTTCGTGATAGACCTTTTTTGTGGTGCCGGCGGTTTGTCCGAAGGTGTGGAAGAAGCACGATTGGATGGAAATAGATGTGCAAAGGTTGTTTGTTGTGTGAACCATGACAAGAATGCCATCCTTTCACATGATGCCAATATCCCTGATGCACTTCACTTTATTGAGGATATCCGTACACTGGAACTTTCCCCGATAAGCACTATTGTAGAACGTATCCGTCAGCTATACCCTGATGCCATGATAATGCTTCATGCCTCTTTGGAGTGTACTAACTTCTCGAAAGCCAAAGGCGGTCAGCCGAGAGATGCCGACAGCCGAACGTTGGCAGAACATCTCTTCCGTTATATTGATGTTATAGACCCTGACTACATTCAGATTGAAAATGTAGAAGAGTTTATGTCATGGGGAGATATGGATGAGAATGGGAAACCTATCAGCATGGACAAAGGCAGGCTTTATCAGAAGTGGGTGCGCAATGTCAAGAAGTACGGTTACAACTTTGAGCACCGCATCCTGAACGCTGCCGACTTCGGTGCCTACACCACAAGGAAACGCTTCTTCGGCATCTTTGCTAAAAAGAGCTTGCCGATAGTATTCCCTGAACCGACCCACTGTAAAGGTGGCAGGCAGGACATGTTTTCTAAGCTGGAAAAATGGAAACCCGTCAAGGAAGTTCTTGATTTTTCTGACGAAGGAACTACCATCTTTAGGGAAAAGCCTCTTGCAGAGAAAACGCTTGAACGTATCTATGCTGGACTTATCAAGTTTGTAGCCGGAGGAAAGGATGCTTTCCTCGTAAAGTATAATTCTATGAGCCGTACAGGGAAATATAACGCTCCTGGGATTGACGAACCATGTCCGGTGGTAGCCACGCAAGGCAGACTTGGAGTAGCGCAAGTTTGTTTCCTCTCTAAGCAGTTTAGCGGACACCCCGACAGCAAGAACGTATCAGTGGAAGAACCGGCTGGAGCAATCACTTGTAAAGACCACCACGTTTTTGTATCGGCTTACTATGGGAACGGGCATAATCATTCGGTGGAACTTCCTGCACCTACGGTCACAACGAAGGACAGGATGGCTTTAATTGAAAGCCGATTTATGTGTTCTTATAACTTTAAGGATACAGGAAAGGATATTAATCAGCCTTGTCCTACACTTCTGACGAAAGACAGACTTTCCCTTGTATCTCCATTTTTTATGAATCAATATTCTGGAGGTGGTCAGGTGTCTGATATAAACTCACCATGCCCCGCTGTTACCACAACACCGAAACAAAACTTGGTAACATGCCAGCCGTGGATAATGAATACTGCATTCTCAAATGTAGGTAGCAGTATAGAGGAACCCTCCCAGACCATTACCGCAAACAGGAAATGGCACTATCTGATGAATCCACAGTTCAACAGTGCTGGCGGCTCTGTTGATAGCCCCTGCTTCACATTAATAGCCCGCATGGATAAGATGCCGCCTTATCTGGTAGCAACAGAAAGCGGTCAGGTAGCGATTGAAATCTACAACAATGATAGTCCTATGACCGTGAAGATAAAGGAGTTCATGGCACTGTATGGCATAGTGGATATTAAAATGCGGATGCTTCGCATTCCGGAACTCAAAAAGATTATGGGATTCCCTGAAGATTATGTTTTAATAGGCACACAAGCTGACCAAAAGAAATTTATCGGGAATGCGGTGGAGGTTACACAAGCGAGAAAAAATACTGAAGCACTTTGCAAAGTATTGAGAAAGTTGAGATTGAAGAAATCAAAAGAAATAGCTTAATGGAAAATGGAAAACTTATATTAGATGCCTGTTGTGGCAGTAGAATGTTTTGGTTTGACAAACATAATCCTCTTGCCTTATTCGTTGATAAGAGATCGGAAATAGTAACTGCCAAGGACAGAGATAAAATCAGAACTATAGAAGTAAAACCTGATATAATAGCCGATTTTACCAACTTGCCGTTTGAGGATAGCTCTTTCTACATGGTCGTGTTTGACCCGCCACATTTGAAAACACTTGGCAAAACATCATGGATGGCAAAGAAATATGGTAGGCTTCCGGATAATTGGCAAGAAATGATAAAAAGCGGTTTTGATGAATGTATGCGCGTCTTGAAGCCTTACGGCACTCTTGTATTCAAATGGAATGAGAGTGAGATAAAAGCTGCGGAAGTTTTGTCTGTTATCCCGTTCAAACCTCTTTTCGGACATACTACCGGAAGACAGAGTAAGACAATATGGATGTGCTTTATGAAACTGCCAATTAACTAATAACGATATAGAAAGGAATAAAATTGTGAAAACATTAACTGTTGGAGAGCTTATAGAAAAGCTTAAAAAAATGCCTAAATCTGCCAATGTCTTTATGTTGACAGATAGAACAACATCAAATTGGGATGAAGAGAATAATAAATTTATACGTGTTCACGGAATTGAATATGTCGAGAAAGAAATAGTGTATCCAAACGATGGATACACTGATAAGATTGAAACTAATGTTTTACTTCAAATAGAGGAGGATGAAATATGACAAAGGAAGATGTACTTAAATTAGAAACGGATGAGAATAGAATAATCAACTGTACAAGCAATAAGATTGAGTTCTCTAACGGAGATGTGTATGCAAAGCGGTCGCTAAATAGTGACTTGTATTACAAAGTGAGATGCTTTGTACTTTAATTCAAAACAAGATAGATATGAACAGAATACAGGAATTAGAAGCTGAAATACAGCGTATAAAGAAAGAAGAAGCTGATAAAAAGAAAGCAATGTATCAGCATTTTGTTGGTAAGTATGTGCATAGAGCGCACACTTCGTATGAAAAGATTATCGGCATAGATCGTATTAATACAGACGAATTTGGCGACGAAGTGGTATTTGATAGTATTCATGTATATTACGATAATAGAGGTGATGAATATAATAATGATGCGAGTATCAATTTGCAAGGCTGGGGACAAGCCTATGCCGAAGAACTTGAAAAACAACTGATATCCCATGAAGCTTTCAATAAAGCACTGAATGATTGCATTGATTTAATAAAACGTAGATTAGCGTAAAACAGATCAGTAATGAATATTGGACTATTGGCAGTAGATAGTGATTACTCTAATCTTGCATTGATGAAGATATGAAAATGAAAGATAATTATGAAAATATTAAAAGATAAAACTCCTATTGCTCGTAAAGAGCATAGATGTGAATTTTGTGGTGAGGTGATACACGTTGGAGAAAAATATAACAGACAGACCAATGTTTATGACGGTCGTGTTTATGACTGGGTATCCCACTGTGAATGTTCCGAGTTAGCCTATGAACTTGATATGTTTGATGATTGCGATGAAGGACTTGACGCTGATGGATTTATTGACAACCTTAATCAGTATGTTTACGACAATCATTATGACGATAAAATAGATGATATTGCGAAGGATTGGCAATTACCACGTTATGAATTAGTAAAGAAAGTGTTGAATGAATTAAAAAAGAAATAGTTATGACCGAAGAACTTGTAACATTAGAAACTGCGAAGTTGCTGAAAGAGAAAGGGTTTAATTGGAAGTGTGAACACACAATAAGTTGCGATAATATTATT